CCGATCTAGGATCTATGTGCCTTGTCCATCTACTGACATAGTTCTTGTATGTGTTCTGAGAGAGTTCACCTGTCTTCAGTTGTTCTTGTAACTCTGGAAGATACCACGCTTCATAAGCTTGTCTGAGCGTTGGTACAGGCTTATCTTGGCTATGTTCTATGCGTCTTTGTGCTAATACTTCATCAGCTTGTTTGCGTGTGCCGTAGACGGTCTCAGAGTGTCTTGTAAACCCTCTACCGTCTCCCGTGTCAGCCATGTAGCGGATTCTGCGTTTCCCAGGACCCATTGGCTGATTTGAACCCCATGAAGAACGTTTACGTGGCATAATGTATATACCTTCCTAACGAGATGTGGAGGTTGCTCCCTGTATTGTCTTGGCGGACGCAGGGAGCTTTTTGTTAGTTAAAGAGCCTTTGATTTTCTGGCTTCTTTGTTACGTCTATCACTTCTTTGATTTCGTATTTTTTATTTGTGAATGCTTGTAAATCCTCTGAGAATTCCTGGGTAATATCAAGCTCAACATCCATCACCGTACCAATGCCAAATGCTTGCTTAGCAAGTGTATTGTTGATAAATGAGCCATCAAGAATAGCAGCCTTAATGGGAATATTATTCCAAAGAAATTCCCACTTTTTTCTTGAGGTCTTTTCAAGAACAGGCTTAATAACAATTAGTCGCTCATTAGAAATTGCATGGCGGATATTACTCCCCTCAAATGATGGAGAGTTAGCAATCTCGGCAAATTCATCACGATTAGCAACGAATAATTTTTCTCCTGAACTGACTTTTGACATTAAAAGAGATTCAATCCTTTCATCATTTTCAAGAGTGTCAAAAGAAGCGTTAATAGCCCTGTCTACTTCAGGATTATTGATATAAATGTTGTAGACATGGTTATCAATGGTAGTAGTTGATCCATTATCAGTAGTAATTTCTATTTGCTGAGCATTGTTTGTTGGTTCTGCCTTAGCAATTTTGCCGTTTTTGCCTAGATGTTTCTTAAGTTCGTAAAGACCACCGGCAATAGCAACAACATTAGCTACCGTGCCAAGAGTGGTCACGGGGTCTGCGAATAAACCACCAATAGAATTTTGGACGATTCCTAAAACAACATCTAAGCAACCCGGCTTTACAGCTCTAACATTTATGCGCATTGGAGAGTTTTCGTCTACTTCTTTAGCAGCAGCTTCAACAACCTTTGCGTAATTCATCATGACGTGCGTGAATGTATTAATGTCGACTTCCTCGACCTGTCCTTCAAATTTGAAGGATATTGCTTCACCTTCCATGATTCTCCTAAACATATTCATCACCCCGCATTTATTATCTCATGCACGGTGGACAATAATTGTTACAGCAGATAAATAAGGCTAAATTTCAAATCCAAATGGCACTAAATACCATACAACCTCACCAATAATAGAAACGGGCTGTGTGTCAATCTCGTTGAAGTCAAATATCTGAGGTCTAAACGTAGGATCTATGCTGTCTGGTATAAGCTCGTAGCCATTCGATAGTGGCTTCACGCGCTTAATAGTTGCATCAAAGCCATTCACGCACACCGCATATGCCTTCATAGGCTTAGAAGCTTCCTGGCAAGGGTTAATGAGTGCATAGCAGCCATTTGGCAGTACACGGTTCATTGAGTCGCCTACAACCTTCAAAAGAAATGCCTGTGGGTATCTGTCATGAATGTCTGCTGGGATGTCATACGTCTCATCAATGTTAATCATCTCAATAGGAGTTCCAGCAGCAATTGAGCCTAAGAGTGGAACAGATGCCATCTCTGCCCTACTCGCATACTTGAAGCCATTACTTCTAAAGCTATCCATTCCAAGAATCTCATCCAGGGAAACACCATAGAGTTCAGCAAGTTGAATGAGCGAACCCATGTCTGGGTCATTCTGTCCTTGTTCCCAGCGTCTGATTGTTCCTAGAGGAATACCAGTTTTCTCTGAAGCTTCTTTCTGTGTCAAACCAGCCTTGCGCCTTGCATTGCCCAAGAAGGTTGCTGTGTAGCTTTCTTCACGTGCCATAAGTAACCACCCTTTCTAGCTGCGCTCTCCACATTATAACCACAATTCGGATACTTTTTTACCTCAATAGTTGAAAATACTCACTTTTTGGTTATTATTATTCCAGTAACCAGTTAGCGAGTACTAAGGAGGTGAATATGAACAACCTTGCATCAGAGCGAGTACGTATGGGAATGTCGCAGACTCAGCTGTCTGAACTTCTTGGAATTAACCCACGTACATTGGGTAATTGGGAGCGAGGAAATAATGACATTCCGTCTTCCAAGGCTCGCCAATTAGCAACCATCTTTGGTTGCACGGTTGATTACCTCTTTGGGCTTACCCAGGAGCGTACTAACCAGTAAGTAACCACTTCCCACGCACCATGTACCTTGTAAACCGAATAACTAGATATGACACAAACCAGGGGAGCTGGTAGTGCCCGCTATCTAGTAGCAATAAATCGCAATTAAAAGTTTGCCCTCACATTGTCCGACCAATGCAAGGGCTCTGTTCTCCGCGGAGGTGAACATATGAAGAGTATACCGCTTCAATTCAAGAAGATTGCCGTTGGAGCTTATATCTGCTCCGCAATGACAGGCATCTTATTTGCTCTCATCTTCGCCACATTTTCAGCTTGTGGCGTTTTTGGACTTCTCCCCTATGTAGCAATCACCATTCCTGTTTGGAGGTGGATTGATGACATCAACAAAGCAGAAAGAGATTACCGCAGACGTGAGCGTGCTCGCAAAGCTATTTGAGAAGTTCATGATTGCTTCTGCTGAAGCGCAACGTGAGCTCGCAGAGAAGACAGGAACCGTAAACGGTTCTCGCTCACTTAATGCAGCAGTACTTGCAGGACTGCCACCACAGCTGGCATACACGATTGCTCAAACCTCTAAATACTCTGGTATTCCAGGCTCAATGCTCAGAGCTGAGCATAAGGCAGGAGCACTCAAGTTTATCAAGCCAGCTGGTCAAGAGCGTGGATACATGATCACCTGTGAAGAAATGGATAGATGGCTTACTGATTCAGTCAGCTAAGAAAGGATTGATTATGAACAAAGAAGAACGTGAGCTGTTGGTTGAGCGAGTTGCATTTTTAACCGCTCTACAGAAGAAGGTCAAGGAGCATCTTGACGCACACGCAGCAGACAACCTGCGTACACAGCTTGATGACGAGCTTAAGAACCTCTACGTACAAATGGGAGTCTCCAAGCTTGACCTCAAAGTCAACGGCAAGAAGGTTGGCACCGTATCAGCAAGGCTCTCAAAGCCAAAGGTTGAGGTTGTACCACAGGTTAAGAGTGTTGCTGAGTTCGTTGACTGGATTATGACAAGTGACTCTGGCATTGACACACTCACCCGCCTAGTCACCCTCTACCCAGACAAGGTGCTTGAGTGCGCAACGCAAGATGGTGAGCTTCCAGGAGGTTGCGAGATGGTCAAGCGTGAGAGTGCTGAATCTTGGCTTGGCACAACACTTCGAGTTGACGCTGACAAGGTAGCAGACGCTTACCAAGGACAGCTGCCACAACGTATCTATGGACTTCTTGGAGATGGTGAGAATGCTAACTAAAGAAGAGCGTTCAGCAATCGCTGAAAGAATAAAGAGTGTTGGCTATGTAGACGAAAAAACATTCTACGAATCGATAGTGGGCAAGTGTGCCCCTAGTACAACGTCATACACTGAAGACTTAAAGACGATATTCCGAGTAGTCCTAGATTTATGTGACACGTCAAACATGATTGGACTACCGCTGGATAAAGACGGTATACCTTTTAAGAGAGGTGACACAGTATACGAATCTGATGGCACCGAACATATAGTCGATGGATATGCGTTTAGTAGGGCTAACGCAAAAATTGTCTCTGTGGTTGACCTAATCAATAATACTCGCATTCTCTTTGAAGCTGACGAAATCACTCACAAAAAGCCAGTAACAATCGCGTCATTAGCGAAAGAACTCGCAGATATTGTCGCTTCAGATTACGGTACTCCTATGGTAGTTAAACATAAGATATCCGAAATCGCTGACCAGCTCGAGAAGCTAGGTGATGACAATGCTAACTGAGCAAGAAGTTGAATATACATTTGAGGAACTTGATGGACTCCATGAAGCCCAGTCCCTAGTCCTTAAACGTGTTATCTCGTCTATGGATGAATGCATTGCGTCACTCGACAGGCTAATCGAAGCGTTAAACGGCAGAGGTGATAGCGATGACTAACCGTCAAGAAGTAGCAGAGAAGCTGCGCCAAGCTGGAGAAAGGCTCAGAGGTTCGTGCTGCAGTGGTGCTGCAGTGTTTGTAACGGTAAAAGATATTATTGGCATAAGCAAGGTTATTAACCGTAAAGCTTTCTTCGACCGTTTAGCTGACTTAATCGATCCTACATGTCACATGAGCTGGGAATACGGGAACGGTGACGATGACACAGAGGAATATATGGAAGAGATTGCTGGAACGCACGAGGACACAGTAGCTTGTCATTGTCATGAGTGTGACGAGGTGTTCAGATACGACCGTGGCATTATTCCTAATTACTGCCCCGCCTGTGGTGCTAGGGTGGTAAGAGATGACTTATAGAACGAGACGCCGTCTAAGGCATAAAGGAAATTGTCCTGCATGCGGAGCAATTCCGTCTAATTGGCTCAAAGTGCCAAAAATGACCATCGTAGACTTGGCAACAATTTCTACAGAAGAGCTTGTACCAGCTGACTGTGCCGATAATTATGATCCAAGAGACATTTTCCGCTGCCCAAGATGCAGCTTTATGGGGCATGTCTCAGAGCATCCAGAGACCTCAGATGGATATATCGACTGGGATGATTGGGAGTATTCACCAAAATACTGCCCTAACTGTGGCGTGAGGATGGTGCGTGATGAAGCCTAACAACTACCGCATTCCCGTTGCAATGGTTGAACGCAAACCAACAGTAGATGAACTGTACTTGCGAGCGTTAAAAGCAAAGCATGAGTGCATTGTCGGATATTTGAGTGCTGGTTATAAGTTTAATTACGTTCCCTTGCAAGATTGCGAAAAAGAGTTTAACGCAGCAATCGAACATTACAAGAAGCTCGCATGGAAGGAGGAACGATGAATAACAGCGACAAAGCAGCTGAAGCAGTTAAGAAGCTTGCGCAGGTTGCGTACTTGACCGATGGTGAAGACATCAGCGATAAAGTCAAAGGCAAAAAAGTCTATTTGTCAGGACCAATTACAGGAATAAAGAATTACAAAGGCTTGTTCTTGTTCGCTGAAGAGATTGTCAGAATGTGTGACGCTGCACGGATCTTTAACCCAGCTTCGCAAATTCCAGACAGTCTTGGCTACGAGCAAGCAATGAAGCGTTGCGTTGCCGCGCTTGCTGAGTATGACACAATCATGTTGTTGCCTGGATGGTCTGTTTCAAAAGGAGCAAAAATTGAGCATGATATTGCGCTTGCCTGTGGAATGAACGTTATTGACTTGACCAAATGCAGATATACTTACAGCCTTTTCGACACCGTTTATTGTGCCCTTCAGAGGTTACTATGAGCAAACAAAAACAGAAAGGCACAGCATTTGAGCGTCAAGTCGCAGAGTACCTTAGCTCACGCTTAGGAGCTGACATTGAGCGCAGAACCACAGCAGGTATACACGACCGAGGAGACATCGCAGGAGTGTTCTTTCGTGGTCTTCCAGTTGTTGTTGAGTGCAAGAACTGTACACGCATGGAGCTTCCAAAATGGCTCAAAGAAACAGAGGTTGAGCGAGGAAACGCAGACGCAGAGTTTGGCTTGGTAGTTCATAAGCGCAAAGGCGTTGGCGAGAAATCATTCGGCGAGACGTACGTCACAATGACACTTGAGACACTCGCAGCGTTCATTGCAGGAAGTCACGATTTACTGCAATAAATCGGCATTTATTTAATTCCCCATTTTTAACAATCGAATAGAGAGGAGACTCGCATGGGTGCTGAAGACACAATTATTCTAATTTTCTGCATTCTCGCTGGTATTGCTTTTGTTATGAGCGCATAAATTCCCCATTTTTTACAACTAAAGAAAGGCTTTAACCATGAAGAAACTTCTTCAGTGGCTGGCTGTTTGCGTCTTTGCAGCGCTGGTATGCGTGCCAGCTCTCGCGCAGGCTCAGACGGTACCAGTCCAGCTCACAAGCTTCCAAGTAACTAACCTTGAGAAGCAACCAGTCAGCTCAGTTGGCTTGCATTCTCAGTTCTACATGAATATCAACTGGGATGCTTCAGGGCAAGAGCTCCACAACGGCGATTCATTCGACATTGAGCTTCCAACATTCTTACGCTTCCCAGATAGTGCAGCAACAAGCTTCAACCTTTACACGCCAGACGGAGAAGTCTGCGCAGTTGCAGAAGTAAACCCGCTCACTCAGACATGCCACGTTACCTTTACCAACTACGTTGAAGGTAAGGACAATATCAAGGGTTCAATATGGCTAGCAACATGGATTGGAGAAGATAACGGACTAGATCACGAGGAGTTGAGAATTGTTCAGACTTCAACTGGTCAAGTCGCAAGCTTCACAGTCCACACTGAGCGTCCAAACGTTCTTACAGGCGAAGTCATTGCTAAGTGGGGCGTAGCTGACACAGACGCAGACACCATTGAATGGAAGGTGCGTCTAAACGTCAACCAGATGAATCTCACGAATGTCATCCTGGAAGACTCAATCGAAGCTGGCTCTTATGTACCCGGCTCTTTCAAGCTCTACAGGGTTCACATGGATGAATATGGAGCAATCGACGACTCTTATGGCTGGCAGCCAGTCCAGATTGATGAGCCAACCATCAACGGCTCTACCTTTACTCTGAACCTGCACAATACAATGGCAAACGGTGAGCAGTACTTCCTCATCTATCGCACAACCAAGAATCCCCGCATTAAGAACTCCATCACGCTGTACTCAGCTGAGAAGCAAGCTTCTAGTGTGTGGACCTATGTGGCAGCAGATTCTGGTGGCAACGGTAACGGTGACAATCGCCCACAGCCAACTGAGCCGGAGACTCCACCTACTCCAGAGCCAACACCAGGACCACAGCCACAGCCTACTCCACAGGATAGTGAACCTGAGCCACAGCCTGAGCCAGCAAAGCCAGCTAAACCATCCAAGAAAGCGAAGAAGGCTAAGAAAGCAGCTCTTCCCGCAACGGGTGATGATGCAGTCATTGCAGTTGCAGCTGGAGTTGGAACGGTTGCGCTCACATTCATCCTCACAAGCAGGTTTGTAAGGAAGGAGAACTAATGGCAACAGAAGCAGAAGACAGAGAGCGTCTCGAAAAGATGACGATGAAGGAAATTAAGGCAGTCGCAAAGGACGAGGGTATCGCTCTTGGATACGACGGCTCAAGAAAGGCTAATGCGATTGGCTTGATCCTTGAGTGGAGACGCTTCAAAGGCTGTTACATGAGGAGGTACTAATGGGTTGTCCTAAATGTCTCAATGAAGGTTGGGGAGACACAGCCTTTGAACTTGAGCACGATGAGCATGGCTGGCGTCTTAGGTGTCCTTACTGCAACCATACTTCCCGCTACTACCCAACCAAGGAAGAAGCAAACATTGGCTTTACGCTAGATGAAGAAGCTGAGCAAGATGAAGCCAATAGAGCCAACTGAGTACGTTGAGCCAAACGCAGAAGATGTGCGTCTTATAAGAATATGGCGCATTGACTTCGACTCGGTCTGCTTTGGTCTCTACACGTACACACCGGCTCAATTCCATGCGGTCCACTCGACCGCATGGGACTTCTACCAACGCAAGCCAACCATGAAGCACACAACGGCTCCTGGCACAGAATACATTGAGTTCTACGACGAATATGTCTGCGTCTATGAGTCACGTATGCCAGCGTTCATGGAGTGCGTTAGAGCTAATGGACTTCATGGTAAATACCACGAAGCGGGTCATCCAGAGAAGGAATACAAGTTTTAGAAGTATCCTGAACATTCATCTAATTTGTCTAAAATATCTTTTGAGTGTTCGGCACAGAATTTTCCCCAACTGGTAAGGCTTACCGACCACTTAAATGAGCCAATTTCTGTAACGTCAAACATTTCCCTCATTCTCCTAAAAAGAATATCAATACTTTCTTTTGAGAATGTGCCGGTTTGGCTTCCGTTCTCAAAAATATTCTTTAAGGTTGATTTTTCATCAAATGAGAGATCCATTACAGCTTTTCTCGCATAGTGGATATTGTCTCTAATCTCTGCTTCTTTTTCTTCAGCATGCTTACGCTCTTTCTCTTCTAATTCCTTCTTAAAAATAAGGTATTTAGAGAGGTTAATGAGTATGCCTACACCTATGCCAGCAATGACGCATAGAAAAGTATAGAGGGCAGTAAGGGGTGGGTTTCTTTCCCAAAATTCACGTACATAAGTGACAAGAGAAAAAGCAGCTATTCCACCAAAACTGGTTGTAACTAAAAGAGCAATTAACTCAACAACGTGCTCAGCCAACCAATTCAAAACTTTTTCCATTACGAGCCTTTCAAAGGAGGTTTAGGTGCATGAACTAATGATTATTCTAGCTGGTATTTTTTGGTTTTCAGCGATGTTTTTAATCGGATTTTCACTCACGCAATACAAGAACAGAAAGGAGTAGATCATGGGAGTATCAGTTCTTGTGCTAGGACACTCTGGCACAGGTAAGTCAACCAGTCTCAGAAACTTCAAACCTGGCGAGATTGGCATTTTTAACGTGGCAGGAAAGCCACTTCCCTTCCGGGGGAAGATGAGCAAAGTCGACCATCCAACGTATGCTCAGATGAAGCAGTCTCTCAAAGCTAACAAGCTCAAAGCGTATGTAGTCGATGATGCGAACTACCTCATGGCGTTCCAAAGCTTTGCTAAGGCTAATGAGAAGGGCTACGACAAGTTCACCTCAATGGCAGTTGACTTTGAGCAACTCTTGGAAGCTGCTAACAACACAAACGATGACACAATCGTTTACTTCTTTATGCACCCTGACTATGACGATGCAGGAAGATTGAAGCCTAAGACCATTGGCAAGATGTTAGACAATCAGCTCTGCATTGAGGGAATGTTTCCAATCGTTCTCATCACAGAACGTGATGACACAGGCTATCACTTCATCACACAGACAGACGGCTTAACGCCCGCCAAATCCCCAATGGGAATGTTTGATGAGCTCGTAATTAACAATGACCTCAAAGAGGTTGATAGCACTATCCGTGCGTACTGGGATATGAAGCCAGTCGCTTAATTCCCTATTTATTTAATCACTATTTTTAAGGAGAAAAATCATGAAGGCATTCGGTAACTTTGACAAGGTAGTTGCATCCAACGGCGGGGGCTCTTCCATGCTTGAGCCAGGCGGGTATGTTGCAAAAAATGTACGAG